ATCAGTGTAACGGAGACGGCAAAAATCATTCGTGGAGAATTGAAAACGGCCTTCTCAAAAACAAAGTTCTCGGTTCGAAGTTCCTCCTATTCCGGTGGCGCAAGCATCTGTGTTTCCTGGTCAGATGGCCCTGCCGAATCGAAAGTATCGGCAATCGTGAAACAGTTCGAGGGATCGAGCTTCGATGGGTACACCGATAGTAAGAATTATCACCATTCGACCTACAACGGCGAAGAAGTGTATTTCGGAGCCGATTATGTGAACACTGAGCGTAAGACTTCCCGTTTGTTTGTTGAGGTCGTCACCAATGCCTTCTGCGCCTATTGGGGCTATGATCGCTCGAAAGTGAAAATCAACGGCTCTCCTGAGCATGCCTACGCGGATGCGTGGTCGTTGGGTCACAATGTCGAACAAGAATTGAACCGCCTGCTGCGCGATACCGATGAGAAGAATGCCCATCGCCCCTACGAGGCAAAGAACGATCCTACTGAGCAAGCTGCGAAAGCGAAAGCAAAAGCCCAGGCCGATGCAGCCCGTAAAGCACGTGAAGAGCAGAAACGCCAGCAAGACGCAGAAGCACAAAAACGTGCCGATGAGCAGAAACAAAAGCAGCGCGAACAACAGGAGAAGTACCAATACCAGTATCGAGAACAGCAGAAAAAAGCTAATTCCACCTCGACGTTGCACAAAAACGGAGTGTTCGGTTCTCGCGAGAACGCTCTGAAGTTCTTAGGATTGACGTTTTACGCAACCGATGCGCAGATCAAAGAAGCTTTCTTAAATCGTGTAAAAGCCGCGTCCAACGGAAAAGGCGGGTACACAGAAGACATGGACGTAGTCGTCAAAGCAAAGAAAAAAGCGTTATCACGGTAAAACCGCTTTGCCGTTATCACGGTAGAACTGTTATGCAGTCTTCACGTGATAACGGTACTTTTGTCTCGAACTATTCAGAAGAAACTAGGCAGAATGTCCCATATGTTTCCCTTGCCTTTACCCCCAAATAAATATATAATTAGTATGTAAGGTGAGAGAAAAAGAAAAAAGAAATAAATAATTGTTTGAAGAGACAGAGGAGTAACGGACATGAGAAAATTGATAGCATTTGTTTTGTTTGCCTTCCTGGTGGTTGCATCGCTTTTTGGGCTGGTGGCAGTGGTTGGTCTGGTTTCATCCTTGACGAATGTATCGCATGGCGTGGCGCTGGTTCTGGTGGTACTGGTAAGCGTATTGTGTTGCAGTATCGCCCGTTTAAATCGGGCATAGATAGTTATTGAAATATTTCAAGGGAGTAACAATCATGACAAAAACAGTACCAACGGTCAGTGAATTGAACCAGGGCATTGATGCCTACATCGCAGAAATTGCGAGATTGAAGAATGTACTCCATGACACGAGCAAAAACGATCCCGAATACGAAACGCTGGCCGCGCAATTGGAAATAACACAGGCGGGAAAGTTTCAATTGTATCTGCTCCTGCAAGAACATTTACGAGCAGAATTGGATCTGCACTTCGGAGAAATCGCCCAGGCGTTGAACGGTTAATAAGAAAGAAGAAAAAAATCATGAAAATCACATGGAAGAAAAACAATACGCAGTACGAACTGAGCATCAATAAGCAATTGTCTGACCGACAAGTCGTCGCCGATGCGGTTACATATGCAAATGAAATATCCCGACAAAGAAAAAAAGCGGCTGAAGATATACTGACGTTCGTAGCCGCTGCGACCGCAGAAACGTACGCCAGAGAGCATGAAAACATTACCGAGGCACAAATACAATTGTTCCTTACCACGTTAGTCGCCGCGTACCATGCACAACAGTAAAAGGTTGTAAAAAAAGTTGAAAGGAAATTATTCATGAAAAGCGAAATCAGCATTGACAAAAAAGGCAGAATAACCATAACGGAGACACACGAGATTATTGTTTTGAGTATAGCTTTTGTTCTGATCGCCAGCGCGATCTTAGGACTGATCACCTGCGGCGTTGCCGCCCTGTTCGGTGAGCACTTCTATTTTCCTATTGTGTTCGCGGTCATTGCAGCCCTGTGTATAGTAACCGGCAAGTGCCACGTGACAACCAGCGTCACGAGAGTCGTATCGGAGTAGCTTCTAGAAGAAAGGGAACGATCATGACTATCACAGAAATTCGAGCACAGATGAAAGCAACGTGTAATGAGATCGACCGATTGCAAGATCTCCCAGAAGCAGGTGAACAACTTAAAAGTCTGCGCCTCCTGCGCAACCAATTACAAATCGATCTGGCGCAGGCAATCACAACCCGACTGGAAAGAGTATTCGTTGCGCAGCGTAAAATAGACGCACAGAAAAAAACACCGAGCACAGATACAGCGTCGTCAAAAGTATCGTACAAGAAGACGTAGATATTCCCAAAACCGCTCCCACAGGAAATAACGGGAGTGACTTTCTTGTGACCAGATTTTCGGGCTATAGCCAAATTAGGCATATTGTCCCATATCCTCCTCTTGCCTTCCTCACCAAATAAATATATAATTACTATGTAAGGTGATAGAAAAGAAAAAAGAAAATAAATATTTCAGAGGAGTAAAGGTCATGAAAAAAATCATTTCGATTGCAGCGGTTGCTTTGTTGGTGAGTGCAGTTATTGCGGTTGTCATTCACGCGGTTGCGTTGATAGCAGTAGCTTCCTTGATCATTGCGGTGGTCGCAGGATACGGATTGAGCTTGAAATTGACGGTTTCCCCGACCTTCGAGAAAAAAGAAAAAAGAGAAAAAGTCCCATTCAATACCTTGTTCCCTTGCGAAGAAGAAATCGTAGAATTGCGCTTCGTTGAAATCCAGTAAGACCTTCCAGAGAGAAGAAGAGAGCAGAAAGAAAAAGTCTGCTCTCTTTTGTTATCCACTATTATCCATCATCTATGAACGCGATTCGTATCAAGGGTGACTGCACCGCGCAGGGCATAGAGTCCACCACGAACAAGGGCATCGGTGGTCGCGGTAATAGACATGTAGGCAAGAAGAGAACCACAGAAGGTGGTTCCTGCGCCAAGTGTTGCGGAACTGGCGACTTGCCAGAACACGTTTCTTTCTTGCGCTCCATTAATAAGTACGACTGCGGCTCCTTTGGCAGTGGTGAGCGTAGAGCCTATTTGAAACACAAAGAGCGCTCCTGGTTTATTTTTTGCGTCGAGCACCAGGACTCCGGTACATTCCGCAGAAGACGAAAATGCATAGACACCAGGGGTTAAAACCTTGCCACCAAGCTCTTGTCCGGTAAGATCGTGCTCTGGCGTTTGTTGGGTGATTGCGGTATACGCGAGAAGAGCATCGTTTTGTGCCTGCTGCGCTTGCTCATCATTGTGGTGTGCTTGCCCTTGTAGGGTGGCTGGTGGGAATCCTACAATAGCCATTCCTGGGAAGACACCAAGAGAACCAGAAATCTGTGTAAGGCCGGTAGACGTAATGGTAGTCGCTGCTAGCACGCTATAGGAGTCAGCACTTCCAAGTGAAATCATAAAAACCTCCTGATACAAAACGGTGAGAAACACGGGAAGAAGAGCTACGAGGTCGCGCTATTCTTTGGATACAGAAGACGAAAATTAAGAAGAGTAATTGCGGTAATCGCGACGATCAAAATGATCTCAATCCACCCAATTTGTCCGAACGCGCTTTCAATATGCACCTGCCAGAGTCGATTGACTTGATTCATGCTGAGTAGATACGCATTCTCGTGCGAGAGCACAATCTGCACTTGAAGTTCGTCAAGAGGCGTAGGATGATTGCTTATTTGTTGCAAGGCACCGCTGAGCGGCACAAAATCATTTTGTGCCTGTGAAAGCATCGCAGTGATTTCTGCATCTTGTGGTGCAGGAAGTCCTAATGAAGAATCGCCTATTTGCAATCCATGTTGCGTCTTTTGCCACAACGGGAGTGAATCTTGAAGTTCTCCTACGGCCTGCGCACGCACCAGACTTGTTGGATGATTGGAAAGTAAAAGGACATCTTTGGTAAATCGCTCGATGCGCGTGCGCTGCACACCGACCTGTGACATGATATTGGCCGCACTTCCAAAGACGCCTCCACCAATGGCGACAAAACCAGAGAGCAAAACTAAGAGCACGATTTCCATGATAAGAATGATCCACGTATACGATTTGTTTTTCTTCTTCATAGTTCCTCTTATTTGTGCGTGATATAGAACACAAGCAGGCCGCTGACAACAATGATGACTGTTGAGAGGATCGACACCAATACTTTGATTTGTAATCGATCCTGCGCTGCTGATTGATCGGTATCGCGTTGTTTTGATTCGCCTTCTTTGAGGACCATACGTGCATTGATGTCTTCTAAACTGGATCGTATCAATCGCAGTTCTACTTCGACACGAGAGGCGGTATCATTGATACGTTCAAGTTTGAGATCATTTTCACGTGCAGTATCATAGGCTTTCAGTTGTTCTTTGAATTGTTTAAAATCGACCTCAATCGCTGCTATGCGATAGAGGACGGTTTCCATGCTTTCTCGTGATATATCTGGCATGTCAAAATGCTCCTGATTCACATCCATATCGCAAGGCTCGTTTTAGGATACCAGTGGCAAATTCCACCAGACCAATTTTGTGCTTTTATTGGGACTCCCCGTTCATCAACAGTGTCGTATTCTGGCCCTAATGGCACACCTCGAAATCTTCCCGCAAGGCGCTCCGATCCATAGGCACTTTTGAAAATACCGCTATCTCTGGCAGGCAGCACGCCGTAAATAGTGACAAAGTATTTTTCCATACTGGTATAGAGATCGACAATCATTTGATTGGTGGTATCGGTCATTTTTGTTTTTCCTTTGGGTAATGCAGTAGTGGGGCGTTCTAGCCATGGCGGGACAACAACGGTTGCGGAAACGAGCGCAAGTGCGTGGCTACTATAGGTTCTTGGCCCAGGACGCAGGGAATTGGGATCGAAGAGATTGGTACAATTGGCACTATCGCGCACGAGATAATTCCCGTTGTTTTCTCCTGAGAGGACAATGATGTGACTACCGGCAGGCGTCCAGGGATAGGGATTGTGTCCTAGATCCTCATCGTAGACAGACGCTTCTGTGACGGCCACAAGAACCGGATACCCAACCATAAGCCATGAGAGACAAGCAGAAGCGGTTGTTTCTGTTGCTTGATAGTGGAGTCCTACTTCGGCAAGCAGGGCGTATTCTTGTTCGAGACTCATACCAGCGGTATTGGAACTATCATTCGATCCGTCATAGACTCCGTATGCTGCTTCAGCACGACTGATAACTTCTTGCGCTGAAAGTAAGGGCGCATGACCGTAGGGAGCCATAGAAAGGGACATCATGACTGCAAAGAATCCACATTCAAATTCGGACAACATTTTTCCGTTCGACCACTGAAATTGATCGGCCTGTATAAAGCTGGCAACTTCCACGAGCGTGCTCCTTACGGTTTAAAAACGGCCACAAGAATAGAGGCTCCTGCGATCAGCACTAAAATGACGCTTACACCTATTGCGATAATTGCCCTGGTGGTATCACCTCCTTGATGCGCATTTTCAACTCCTTCTTTTGTACCGAGCTTTGAGGCTTCAATCGCGACAATGCGGCTTTTCAAATCATCGATCTTATCGTCGCTGGCGCGAGTGGATGCACTAAGAAGTGTTTCAACGGCTTTGATACGCTCGATCGTGGCAGTTTCAGATTTGGTAATACTCTTTTCTGATGATGCCGTTTGCGCGGCTACTGCTTCTTTTTGTGCGGCAAGCGCAGCATTCAAAGCATTCGTAGTATCTTGTTTTTGCTCAGCCGTTCTGGCATCAAGCATGGTCAGTTGGGTCGCGATTTGCTTTGAGACACCTTGAATACGTTCTTGAAAAAGAACATCGAGATGGCTTATTTCTGCTTTAATCAGATTGCGCAGCATTATTTCCAGGCGTTCGCTAGCAGCCATAGTTAATATGGTCGGATCGGGAATTGGCCGCACGTCGTTATGCGCTCCTGTGTCTTTTGTTTCATCCATAAAGCCTTCTTTCTCTTTATAAAGCCGCTATCAGCGTTTTCTGAGGCCGTGCTACACGGATCTGCTATGACACATCGGAACACAAGATCGCGTCCTGACGCTGTCCTGAGTGCGTTTACCAATCCCCAAAGATATCCCGCTCCATAGGTCCACCGTTTTGTTCCTCTTTGTTTTCCTTGTGAAAAGGTCGTAAAATCGTTGTCATTTCTTCTGGTGTATCATCGTCGTCGAAAAGACGCATGTTAGGCTGATTCGGATTGAAACACACCTCGGTTGCCCGACTAACAGTATCTACCGTATCGTCATGTTCTGCTTTTGGAAAGTTTAATAACTCCTTTTCAAGTTCCGTGAGGTATTCGGCAAATTGAAGATGATACACTTGCCCTGCTTCATAAAAGACGCTTGCAGAGATTGCGCGAGAGACTTTATCTTTGTGAGAAGTAAATCCTCGTACTGGCACTCCCCAACGCACGATCATTTCTTGCACAAGTGTCAACTGGAAGGCATTTTGTTCAATCTCCACGAAGTTATGTCTAAAACGTTGATAACACAGGGCGATCTTGCGTTGTATATCGGGTCCGGTCATGCGATCGCGCAATTGTTCTAAAAGTAAAAGTTCGTTATCGGGCGTGACGGCCCAGGTAGAAATAACGGTATAGTCAGCGGTCGTCTTGAGACTGGCCGCGAGGTCAACGGTCGCGAAGAGCCAGCATCTTG